CCCTTGTCACCCCGGGGTATTGTGAACGCCATAGTACGCTTAGACGGGGTACCCCCTAAAGACAACACAACACTTGATCCAGCAGCACCAGTGGAGGCGCTTGCTGATGTTATTTCTCCTGCAACTCCTTGGTCTCCTTTGTCTCCCTTGTCTCCTTTGCCAAAAGGTATTGCATCTGACCATCCAGTAGCCGTCACCAAATATAAATTACCAGTGTCAGTGGCCAAATAAGAAAATCCAATTGGTTTTGAAACATGGCTTGGCCTACCTGCTATTGTGCCGACGGCATCAACCCTGAAGGGTTCTCCCGTATCCCCCTTAGGTCCAGTATCCCCTTTCAGCCCAACATCACCCTTCGGCCCAGTAACAGAGGTTCCCCCAGGGGTAACACCATCATGAAGCATAAAATAATAGGCTCCATCATCCGTCTTTTTGATTGTTACCTCATACTCAGCTCCAACAAAAGTCTGGTGCTGTGCTTCGGTTCCGTGCCTAAACTTAAAAATAGTTGCTTTTTTCGCTAATGCCATTTTGTCCCCTTATGATATTGATCCCAAATCAATAGTTTCACCATCTCTATTAAGATCTAATATATGTACTGCTTCATCATCCAATTGCCCAGATTCATACAACTCAGTAGTAAGACGAACCCCATTAAAACTTGCTTCTATTCTGCCTTCAAAGTTGTCTGGAATTTCTATCTGAATTATTGCCCCTCCTGTAAACTTAGAGTCAAAATTCCAAGCAACAGACGTATCAGGAGAACCAAAAGCATTGATGGCCTTAGAACCTTCCCATGAAAAAAGCAAATGCTCATCTTCTAAATTAGAAAGATCCAAGGCATCAATTCGGTCTTGAATGTCTGCCGATATTGCATCATAATCAGTCACATCTGCATCTGCTGGAGGCCCACCGGAAACTTGCGAATAGGGAAGATTACCAAAAACAGCCCCAGCGCTTACGGTCAAGTTTGTTGTGTTTAGCTTACTTACGTCTACAGTGTTTCCAACTATGTGGTTTCCGGTAATAGAATTAAAAGCAAGACTGTCGCCCGTCAGTAAGGTACCAGCACTTGCCCCAAATGCCTGCCATTGACACTTAGGCGCTGTGCTTGGGTTTGACTTAGCTACCGCAACAAGTATCTTATTAACTCCTACCGAATCAGTTGCGGTGGTCGTATTTTGTAAAGTAGATGTAGAAACAGCAGGATCATAATATATGAAGTAGGTCACTGAAGTGTTTGTGGACATTGATATTGATCCAGCAGAAATAACTTTTACGTCTAACCCTGTGTGTAGGTTTCCTGATCCCCAAGATATTGTTCTATAGTTAGATGATGAAAAAACAAGAGTGGAACCCCAATTGCTTGCATCAATTCCATCTGCCCCGTCGGCCCCGTCACTACCAGGGCTACCAACCTCTCCTTTTTCGCCTTTTATTTTAACAGCGCCCATGCAGTTCCATGTTTCGCCGCCATCTGTAGATTTGCAGGAGCGCATGTAAATATCATCAGTTGTCGGCGTATCATGCCAGGTTGTGCCCGTTTCGGAAAACTGAACTTTAAACCCCTGGCCCATTTCTCCAACTTTATAGGGCATTGTCCATTTGTTTTGATGTGGCTCAAGACCATCCGACGTAAATATCCTTGTTGACTGATATATCGGATCTGTACCAGGAGGAATGCCGTCGCTCCATCCACTCGCCACCGGATTATTGTATGTACCACCAGTAGGTATAGTAGTTATTGGAGTCGCCGATCTTTTAAAACAAAAGCCTTTAACCACGCCTTGCCCGACAGCTCCATCTTTGCCGTCAATTCCATCTTTGCCGTCAGCTCCATCTTTGCCGTCAGCCCCACTCTTGCCCGTTCCTGATAAAACCGCTGCGGCTGACCACTCTCCAATAAGAATGTCATCTGTGTTTGTGTTTGAGCTTGCTGTTGCCCTTCTATGCCACAAAAACGACCCGGCCGGAACAGTTGGAGGAGTTATGGACCACCCGTTTAAAACACCACCGGATAGAGTTTTTGTCGAAAAAGTATAGGTGAACGTGCCGGAAAATGAAGCTGGAGCCGTTGTTGAGCTTGTGCTAACCTTAAATAAAGTAACCGTTGCGCTGTTTACTCCATCAATGCCTGCAATTAGAATGGGATCTCCCCATATGCCCCCACTACCACTACTAACTGCAAGCTTCTGAGACATCCAGTTAACTTCAGCAGTAGGGTTCGTATGCCAACCTCCAGTAGTTCCGGTACCTGTTGGTTTTGCAGGTGCAGTTGTAACAGGATTATCATGATAAGTAATAAAGACGCTCAAGCCCTCATCGCCGTCTGCTCCATCAACACCATCATTGCCGTCAAGAACCATTAATTCCCAAGCGGTTCCATTATAAATATAGATACTTTTATTATCTGTGTCTTTGTAGACCCAATTTTTAACAGGATTAGCAGGCGCTGATGAGGATTCTCCCTTCCAAACAATAGATAATCCTGCCTGACCATCTTTGCCGTCAACCCCATCAACGGTCATTTGATACCAAGAGCCGTCCTGATATACATAGCTCTTTTTGTCGGCCGTGTTCTTGTAAGCCCATCCGTTTTGAGGACTTGTTGGATGAGAAGGAAATGAACCCCTCCAAATAATTGAATCTCCGGCAACACCTTTTGCACCATCCGGACCTCTTTCCCCATCAAAACCCTTAATTCTTATTGGATTTCCCCAAACTCCTGTGCTTGCATTAAGCGAAACTTTCTGAGACATCCAGGTCGCTGAAGCAGTAGGAGCTGTATGCCAGCCTCCAGTAGTTCCGGCCCCAGTAGGCTTTGTTGGCTCAGAAGTGACTGGATTATCATGATAAGTAATAAAAACACTCAGGCCATCATCACCTTTAACTCCGTCTGCTCCATCAACACCATCATCGCCATCAAGAACCATTAATTCCCAAGCAGTCCCGTTATAAATATAGACACTCTTGTTGTCCGTATCTTTGTAGACCCAGTTTTTAACAGGATTAGCAGGTGCCGATGAAGATTCCCCTTTCCAAACAATAGACAAACCTGCCTGTCCGTCTTTACCATCAACCCCATCAACGGTCATTTGATACCAGGTGCCATCTTGGTACACATAGCTTTTTTTGTCTGTTATGTTCTTATAAGCCCATCCGTTTTCAGGATTTACTATGTGTTCGGAATATTCCCCTTTCCAAACAATTGAGTCGCCAGCAACCCCTTTTGCTCCGTCAACACCATCTTTGCCCGATTTTCCTTTAATCCACATAAGGCCGTTATGTGAGTATACTTGATTTTCATCAGATGTGTCATACCAAATATCCCCAAGCTTACCTTCTGGCTCAGTATCTTGGAAAAATGTTTTGGGTTTTGCATTGTCTGTATATATGTAAGCCTCATCTAAAGCATCCACTACTTTCTCATTTACATATGATTCCCTTGCTGCATTGACAGCAATAGAAAGCCTTGACCTTGCTTCAAAATATTCAGCAAATTTACTGTTAAAATCTGCCCTGTTAACAGTGGATATTGTGTTTATATATTTTAATATAGGAACTGGAGAAACTGGACCATCAGGATCAATCATATCATATAGTGCCTGGTATGTCGTAGTCACATACCTTTCAAAATCTCCTGGAATTGAGTAGTCCAATGGTACCTCAAATCTTTGGGCTTCTAATACCAAATCTTTGTGTCTTTCTTTTATTTCTTCCCAAGAAATTTTAAGTATGTTTTTTTCTTGCCCTGTAATTTTGCTGTCATCTGCATATGCTGCAATTTCTGCTTGTACAGCACCCCAGTCCAAAGCATTAGTGTCTTGAAGCCTGAATAATGTGAGACTATCAGAATGTCCTGAATGGGTAACAGTAACTGTTACACTATCATGATTGCCAAATTCATCCACTGATAATGAGAATAAATTTTGCAATTCGTCTTGCGATTTAATATCTGGGGAGGTTGTAAATTTAAAATTAGCTTCCTCTAAATTATATGCAGTACCACTAAAATTAATTACTTGATTTGCTGGAACTGGATCTCCGTCATAATTAAACTTAAATATATTCCCCGTTGCTTTTAATACTACAGACGCTCGCCCATAATTGGTAGGACCCTGCTGTCCATCTCTCAGTCTGTGAATAGTCACAGTATCGCTCATGTCTTTATAGACCACGGTGACTTTGACCGAATCATGATCCCCAAAATCATCCAAACTCAAAAAGAATTTATTGTTTGTTCCTGTTTGGTTTTTAATGGAAGGAATAGTAGAAAAGAAAAATTGACTTCCGGGTTCGGCATTTTGTACATTTGCAGTAAAATCAATAATTTGCCCCTCAGGTTCAGGGTAATTATCGTATCTATACTTGAAATAATAGGATGAAGCTGAGAGTCTTAGGGTTGTCAAAGACTTAGGCACTTCGGTATATATATCCAATAACTGGGCTATTCTTGCAGATAGGGTGGCATTTGTGGTGTTTGTCCAATTTCTTACTATGCTATAAGAAGCATTTGTTTCTGTGGAACCCTCATACCTATCAAGTCCTGATTTAGTACGAATGGTAACACGCTCATGATCAATGTCCCCAGGACCTTCTTCATCTATTTTATACATGGCAGTGACTTCATAAATTGATCCGTCTGGACCAATAAAGAAATCTCCTACAATAACACCATGATAATGCCAAGCAGTGTTAATTCCTGTAACCACACTGCTTCCATATTCTACATTAACAGTACCTGTTCGTACCCATTCTCCTTGCATATTATTTTGCCTCTTTTGGAAATCTTGTTTTTATATTTAAACATTTTTTGTTATATAAATCAAGCTCTTTGAGTCCTTTTTCCTTTACTTCTGGATCATCGGAACTAATTTTAACTTCTGCATCAATTTTATTAATTATAGAGGGGTAAAGTTTTTGTCTTAATGCTGAATAATTTTTCAATCTCCAACTATCCACATCCGAACTTATTTTGCTAATTTCAATATTTAGCTCTGCATCGGGTTTGTGGGCAATTTCCAGGATATCAATAAGTGAAGGAATTACCTCACACGGCACAATTTCTTTTGTGTCCACATTAATTTTATATCCCACCACATCATGATCAGATAATATAAATGAATCAGTGTCCGTATTAATTTGGGCAGAAGGATCTAAAGCAACCCCCGCCTTAGTGATAGTTCCTGTAATTTTGTCATATGCGATATATGCTGGCATTATCTTATTGCTCCCCATATTGTTAAAAACCTATTAACTGACATAGTTGCTCTTGAATTTGCAGCAAAAAAATATATTTCATAATTAGCAGATCCGTTAGGTGGTATTACATCATTAAACTGAAAAGAAGGGAAATCCAGAACTGCACCAAGACTTCCAAAATCTACCAAGATGCTTCCATTTTTTCGTACGTGGTATCCGGTAGTGCAAGGTGTTGCACTATACCCAACTCTTGCTGAAAACAGTCCCAAAATGTTCATCTGGAATTGTGATGGGTTATGTATGTAAAGAGAGGCAACCGACTGCCAGCCACCATTTCCCACTACGGGGCTGACCCCCCTATCTGACTGTGGGACTATTACCGAATTAGGTGCAATTTTTGTAGACGTTACCGACCCATCCACCACCAAATTACCACTAATGCCGACAGTGTTTACACCATTCACTCTGCCGATGGTGAATGGTTTATGCTTTCCAGAATAGCCAGGGTGTGTGACAAAGAACGTATCAACATTCACGCCAAAGCTTGAAGTTACTTGTCCATCCACCAATTTTGATAAAATTCCATATCCACTAACAACACCATTAACATCAACCTTGATTGTGCGTAATGCTTTTATGCCGTTAACGCTTTGAGACAGGGCCTCTATTGCAGCATTATTTCCACCAGCACCTCCAGTTATCACTACCTGTCTGGCAATAGACTCTACCTGTGATGGTGTTAATGTGATGTTCTGTAATGCTTTTATAGCGCCGTATGTAGAGGGGGCACCTGCTGGATCACTTGGACTGCCTATTGCAGCATACAACTCAGTTAAATCTTGTACGGAGCCTGAGCCATCTGCATTTAGTGCTATTTCTTTGGCTTCATTAATTTTGCCCCACATAGTTCCTGAGTTTGGAGGATCATTTGGATTACCAATCAAATTGACCATTCCAACCCATTCTTGGGAAGAGGATATATCTACTGATCCCTCAAACACCGAGATGCTGTTTATAAAGTCAATAAATCCTGAGCTGTTGCCTATTTCCGCAATGAACTTTTCTGTATCTAAGACAACAACTGAATCAGCATCAGCTTTTAATGATAGGGCATGTTCCATTAGCCCACGAGCAGCTTCAAGCCCCGCCACCTGTGTGCTTAGTCCGTCAGTAGGGCGGTTAAACTGAACATCAATAGTGTTTACCTGTGAGGCAAGAGCTTCATCAGACGATATCCGAGTGGCAATCTCATTCCCAATTTTTGAATGTGCTTTTTCTAACCCAGTAACAGGATCATCTATTTTAGAAGACATTAAAGATAACTGCCTTGCAGAAGCAGATTCAGAATTAGCATCTATGTAATTTATCTGTTCTATTGCAGAAGAGAAATCACCTAACATATCAGACAACGAGGAATAGTTTCCAATAACTTTCCAATGAAGTTCGTCAGTTGGAGGGAACCCCTTCCCTGCTAAAATATTTTTATATACAAAATTATTATATTTTACTAATTCATCTTTTTTGTAAAGTTTTTCGGGATTGTACTCTTCAAAGCTGTTTATGTGTTCTTCTAACTCACCAAGACTGTTTAAAATATCTGTTTTTGCTGCTGCTATTCTTCCATTTACAGATTCAAGAGATTCTCCAGATATCAGCTCAATTTCAGTTCTTAAAAGTTCATCTAACTCTGCACTTGTTATGCTTCCATTTAGAATGTCAAGGATTGTCTCAACATAAGATTCGGTGTTTATGTTTACGGTTGTTATGGCAGCATTAAGCGAGTATATCCCTGAATCATCAAGAGCTTTTATAAGATACGTTTTGGATGATGCTTCGTCTTCCTCTTCTGTTATGATATCAAACGACGTTCCAACTGCTTCTGCTACCTTTATGGCTGTGTCCCAATTAGATCCTTCCCTAATTTCATACTTATCCAGATCAATATCTTCTACAGCATTCCATTCAAAATGTACTATTCTGTGTAGTTTTTCCCACACACCAAAAAAACCAGTAACGTCAGCAGGAGGGGCAAGTTTTCCTAAAATTGTTATAAATACAGTATTAAATCCGGTGTCCTCAAGTGCCTGTCCTTGGTTTATTATTGCAATCTTATATTCATGCCCGAGCAAAAAGGAAAAAGAATCAATAGAATAAGAAGTTCCCCTGATATTGTCGGCAACAAGCAAAACTGGGCCTTCTGAAGTGATATCTTTTATCCAGACTTGCCAATTTGTACTGACATTTGAATTGGAAGGCACCCAAGAAAGTTTTACAATTGATCTTAGTGATCCGTCTGATGAATACGCCAAAGCTTCGTGGGCCTTAACATTTACTGCTCTTGCTATATCAATACTTCCTGGACGATCCAAATCCTCAATTATTGCTGAATCATCAGTATAGATATCTTCTATATACTCAATTCCAACAATAGAGCGAGTGTAATCATCTCGAAACTCACAAGATGTTAGGCGATATGCCTTTTTATATGTCTCTGCTTCGCCGAACAAATATTGACAATGTTTTTCGGGAAGAGTACCCCAGGGTTGAGATACAGTTAATGTGTCGGTTGTGCCTGCCAGGCTCGTAACGGTGCGCTCAACGAAAGATCCATCCATAAACTCAACCAGGAGTTTATAAACAACCCCGGTCTGAATCGTAACGGTCTGATCTATCACCACCGAGGACGTATCTGCCGACACAATGCGGCCCCCTGTATTCGCTGATTCATAATCAACAATCTCGTGTTGAAAATAAAAAAGATCCCCAACTCGACATGCAAAGGAATATACGCCAGCCTCAAAAGAAATCACCCTATTGAGATGCTTGTTTGAATTTATTCTAAAAATGCCTTCCCTTATTACTTGTTCTCTGGGAATTGCTGCTTCAAAGGAGACTTTGGCTGGTTGTTGTTCGTTTTCCCCTAAATAAGCTTGATTATACAGCCCTACAATTTGACGAGAATATTCTTTATCGGGATCTGTGTATTCAAGCTCAATATAATTAGCCCTGTCAATTTGTGGCAAATATTGCAAATTGAAAGTTCCGTCAAGAATGCTCCCCATTGTAAACATATGTGAAACAACAGATTCAGAACGATCAACAAAAACACCGTATTTTGACCCACGGTGCATTACAGAAGCTCGGCCAATCCTTGCTATTTTTTGAATATTGTCCCAGAAATTCCCACCGTCCACTATTGTGTTACAGGAAAATCTGCATTGCCCATCAACAAGTTCATCACAATAAGTAGCCCAATCCCCAAACTCATTATAAAGTATCCTTGATTCTGGCACCCCTGCGTATGTGTTTAATAGGGCATAGCAAATCCAAGCTGGATTAGAAGCTGGCTTTTTAGTCCAATGTCCAAAATTTGAATCATAAACATCTACAGTTTTTCTTTCTACATCTACTGTTATATTCGGTATTCCCCCAGAAAGCTGATCTGTGGCCATTGCGGACAATGAATAAAGAGACATTCCAGGGTATGAGAGTTCTTCCTTTATTATTTCGGTAAAAGAATCCCAATAGCTATCATCTTGGGCACTTAATTGGTGATCATCGTCATCAACTCTGGCACTTCTAATCTCATACTTTCCAGGTTCAAGGTTATCTATGACAATAGTTCTTCGTATTGGGTCTTGTGTGGATGCTACAAAAACAGCAGCCTTGAGGTTAGGGTCATCGGGGCTTCCAAGTGCATCAGGATACCCCTCATAAGGCTCTATCCATTCCCCAAAAGTGCCGTCATTAAATACTCTTCGATATTGTACCCAATAGGACGCACCCAATGTCCCAAGTTTCCCGTTCCCACGAATATAATACATTCCATTTGGGAATACCAAATCCACCAAAATCTTCTGTACAGCATCCCCGTCTGTTGTTCTTGTGATGGCTGTTGTTGTTTGCATTATATTTACTATGTTTTGGTGTCGTATTTCACCAAAACCTGGAATTGGTGTGTTGTTTATACTTCCTAACCGGAAATGTGTTTCTACTTCTGTAAAATTATCAACAGGTTGATCGTTGATTTTCATGTTTGTAATGGAATCTACTTCATGATTACACACCCCAACCAATAGGTTTAGATATTCTTTATTTTCAAATTCAGCGTTATCCCCATTATATGTGCTTGTAAATTGCTGAATTATCTGTCCTGCGGTTCTTACTTTGCCAAAAATTAATGGAATAGGATCTCCTTCAAAATGGCTCAGTTTTGGTGTTTCCCACCCAAAATTCGTTGCCCCCTTATCCTCTAATTCTGGGGTGTCTGGGCCAAGGGCAGATACAAGAACGGATGCTCCATACCCTATAGCAAGAAATGCAACTGCTGATACACCATAATAAACGGCAGTTGCTGCCCACCCAGTATTAAAGGCTGAGGCTGCTAATGACCCTACCCAAGTAGCAGCAGACCATTCAACTTTGGCACATACGGCAACCAAATCACCATCAGACAATACAAAATCAGAATCTACCTCTTTACCATTAACAGCAAATACAAAATCAACTCCATCTTTTATGGGCAGATTCGGGAGATATTCCCCCAAAGTCTGTCCAGAAACAAAGTCAACAACCTGGATCTCGTTAAACTCTGGCTCGAACGGATTTTTAATTGATGTGATTGTTATAGACATATTGATAGAATCCTATGATTTTGTTTTTATATTTTGAAATGGGATCAACAACAACCGCCCTGTCTGCCGTAACATGAATCATTCTACGATTTCCAATATAAGCAGCAATGTGTTGAGCATATCCAAGATGTGCTTTGATCAAAATTGCACAGGGGATTTCTGGCTCTTTAAGTTTATTCCAATTTTTTATGTGTTTGTTTATTTCAGCTTGTGGTAAATCCTGGCAGGCACAAACAGAAACATTAACAGGAGGCAGTGTAATTCCGTTTCTCCGATATATTTCAACAAGGAGTCCGTAGCAGTCATATCCGTGTGGTCCCCTGCCTTGATCCTGAAAAGGTTTTCCTATTAAGTCATTGTAATCAATCATAATATAAAGAACCCCTCTCTGCCGACCCCAGGAAAGCCCCCAAACCTTTTTTGATTTCCCAGTACACGGCAACGAGCAAATGTTAATGAGCATTCTGTTTCTGGTCCAGAATACCCACACAAATCAGATTTAAATTTGAACCTACAATAATTTTTAAAATATCTATGAGTGGGGCAACGCCTATTAATCAGGTTTTCTTGTCCTAATGTAAATGTGATTTTATTCCCATGATCAATATTGGCCTTTACTACTTCAAATCTGTCTTCTCGTTCTGGCTCAGTAAGATTTAGATGGTTTGAATGCACAGTTCGCATATAAACCACGGCACCCATTGCCCCATTGTACTTATCAATTATCGGGGTGAGCCTTCTGTTTATATCAACTATTGAAAAAGGAATCGAATTAACTTCTGACTCTTTTGTTTCTGTTATTGCAGATACTGAGAAAATAGCAGGATGCCACTTTTCTCCATTCCACATAATTTCTTCGTTGTTTAGACAAACTCTTATCGGTTCTTCATTTTTATAAATAAACTCAAACAACAAGAGCCAGGCCCCAGCAGAGGCAATTTTGTTTTTTTCTGTTGTGCCTTGTGGGGAAATATTGAGAGGCATCCTAAACCTCCCTCAATACAAGTTCGGTGGTGTATGCATTAGACATTGTGTAAATTGAATTAATTGATAAGCTTTCCATATTAAAGAATACTGTGATAGTTTCTCCTGTTTCTGGATGTGTCCAATCAAAAGGAATTCCAACATGAGTATTAAAAAAATCTATTAATATTAATCTATCAGATGCGTTTAGAAAAGTAGTGTCGTCATAGGAGAGTGTAAACTCCCTTAAAACTCGTGTACCTGTTCTACGTGGAAGTGGATAGTTTGAACTGCTGAATCGAATATCCACAGGAGAGAGTATTTTTTCATCTATATTTTCTGGAAAAGTCCATAATTCTGGAAATGTCATCTTTACCTTCCGTTTATCATACCTTTTAATGCGTTAGTAAATCCGCCCTTATTCGTTTCAGCATAAGAAAGAACAATATCAATAACTTCTTTTCCTTTGTCTTGTCTTCTTGATTGTTTATCAATATCTAACGGAACTCCCTTGTTTGTCAAGTTTATCACAATGTTAGAGGGCTTGTAAGTTTCATTGGTATGTGTTTGTTTTACATTGTATGATGGCACTGTACCACCACCAGCCAACATAAAAGAGGGTGTTGGGAAATTAAGTCCTGCACCAGTGCCCAAAACCAAATTCTGCAAAGATTCCTTTGGTATTTGTAAACTTCTAATTGCATTCATTACTCTAATACCGTATTTCTGCACTGCACTTACGGGCTGCATATATTCACCAGCAGTGGCACGTATGTCAATATTGTCTGCTTTTGGGTGTGGTGACTTCCCTCCAATAAGACCACCTTCAGCATACCCAGGAGTTTGCGCTTTAATTTGTGCTACTTGCGCAAGTCCCATTCCAATTGCTGCTGCAGCGGCTGCTATGGCCATTGGCAGGCTGGTTTTTGCGTACTGGCTATAAGCGTCCACAGCATTTTTGTATGTTGTGACAGTAGCCTCTGCGATTGCAAGAGCTTGATATACTTTGAATGCTTTTTTGCTTTGTACCAAGCCAGAGTCCATAAAACCTTTTAATGCTTTTGCTGAATCCCCTGCAAACTTTACCTGTAAAGTGAGTTTGTTTTGTTCTTTTTCCCTTTCTTGTCTAATTTCTAAGAGTCTTAATTCTTGTGCTTGTTTTGCCCTTGCTTCCTCAATATCACTTTGTTTTTGTGCAGTGTTCTCAATAAGGGCTAATTTTAATGCGTGTGATTTTACAAGAGCATCGTACTCTGCCTTTTGCTCATCTTCAAAAGTCGTTGAATATGCCTTTTTCCGCTCATCGTCGAGGCTTTTAGAAATAGAGAGTAGTACAGCATCAGTTCTTCTCTGAAGGGTATCAGCTTGCTTCTTTTCTTTGCCAGTTAGCTCCTCTACAGTAACAATTGCATCTCTGTCTATTTCATTAAGTTTTTCTCTTGCTTCTGCAAGAGCAATAGTTTTTTCAGTCAGTAATGCTTGGATATCTTTTTCACTATTAGAAAGAGCAATTTTTTTATCAAAAGTTTCTGTTATATTTTCAATCTCTTGTTCTACGAGAGCGATTTCCTTGGAAGCATTCTCATTGGCTAACCTTCGTAATTCATTATAATATTCATGAAGGGTAATCTTTTTTTGTTCATATTCAGCTTTTGTTATTTTTATCGCTTGTTCGGCAGCCTCTTTTTGTTTTTTTACAGCCTGTCTATGCAGAAAATTTATCATTTTACTTGCATTACTCAACTCAGCTTCACTTTCTGCATTCACTATTGCATTTGTCTCTTTAATTGCATCTGCTTTCTGGGAAGCGTATTTCATATCTGACTGATGCTTTATTTTGTTTCTTTTTTCATATTCCTCTGGATTATCAGCCTCATTAACCGAATCACGAAACGTCTTTGCAATGGAGTCAAGTCTTTTATAATGAGAAAGCTCTAATTGAATTTTTCGTTTTCGTTTTTCTTCCTCAGAAATCTCTAATGTTTCTAAAGAAAGCAAAGATTTTGCATGTTTTGTTTCTTCCTCTTCTTGAAGTTTTTTAAACATTTCATGTTCTTTGCTAAATCTTTCCTCAATTATCTTTTTAGACATTTCGTTAGATGCAATTCTTAATTCTAATGCAGACTTATCGTATTCTTTTTCTAACTCTAATACTTTTTCTAATTGTTCTGAATACACCCCAGGGGAATCAAGCTCATGTAACTCTTCTAAAAATTTGCGTGCTTCGTCTAAACGTAGCTTATTTACAGCAACATCACCTTTTAGCTTCACTATAGAACTGGAATCCATACTTGCTGGAAAGCTTGTTTCGGATTCTTTTTCTCTCCGCATATCAAAAATACGCTGGTTGCGTTCTTTTTCGACTTTAACAATATCCTCACTTGCTTTTTTAGCAGCATCCACCTCCATCCTGATTAAATTTAACCTAAAATTGAACCATGCCTGGTCTACTGCTTGTTCCGCTTGTTTGGTGTTTTCTCTTGCTTTTTGTTTTTGTTCGTCAGTAGTTCCTTCCATTTGGAGTAAGGACTTTTCAAATTCCTGAGCTACCCTAAATAATTCCTTTTTCTCAGTGACTGTTGCTTGAAGTTTTTTATCATATGCTTCTTTTTGTGTTAGCAGTCCTTTTGCTTCTTCAATTTCAACATTATTAAGATAGTTCCTGTTTTGGATTTGCATTCTTTCCAGATGGTCACGTTGCTGCGTCTCTAACTCAACATATTTTTCTTTTGCGATATCCTTTTCAAGCTTGGCAAGGACTTCCAAATTCTCTTTTGTAAGATTAAATTTTGCATCTTCTAATCTTTGTTTTGCGTCCAATTCTTCTTTATGGCTATTTTCCCATTCTTTTCTATCCAAAAGTTTCGATACAGACTCATGATAATCTTTAGCAAGGTCATAAAGCTTTTCTCGGAGAACTACTTCTTCTTTTAATTTTAAACTGTTAAACTCCTCTTGTGTGATTTTTTCAGAAGCCAAAAGCAAGGACAGGTTATTTATAAGATTTTTAGAATGGACCTCTGCCTGCATCATCTCTATCTCATAGGCAGTTCTTTTTTCAGCCTGGGAAAGTTTTTGTGCATTCTGTTCTGCTTTTTTAGCGTTTGCAATATTTAATAATTTTAACCTTAGTTTTGCTTCTTCTAATTCTTTTTCAATCCTAAGAAAAATAAGGTTTCGTTTTTGCAACTCTGCGGGATCATATGCTTTTGATTTATCAATTTTTTGCTGGAAAAAACCAAAATTGATGAATTTTTTCTTATTTAGTTCCTGTTGTTCTTTTAATTCTTTTTCACCAAAATCAGTAACTTTGTCTTTGTATTCTTTTGCTTTTTTTAGTTTTTCTGATAAAGATGTGACTTCTAATTCAAGTTTTTGTTTGGCAAATCTTTCTGTTTGTTCTGCACTCCCTGCCTCAGCTTCTAAAATAGAATTGAGAGTTTTGCTATGAAGCTTTTCTTTTTTGGCCAACCAAGTTGCGTACTCATCGTTTTGGCTTTTTATTAGTTTTTTATGTGCCTCAAGTTCCGCTTTTCGTTGCTGTAGTGCATCAAAATGGTTTTGTTTTGTTAGTGCTGCGGATAGATCTTGTTCTGCCTTTCTTGTTGCGGCTTCGGCAGAAGCAATTGCTGATGCATCATTTTCCCCTTTTGCAATTTCTTCTTGATATTTTTTTGCAACCACAAGCATTTCTGCGTACATAGCAACCGTGGCATCCAATTTTTTTGCAGTAAATTCTTCATAAGTAATAAGCCCTTTTACTTCTTCTAATGAAAGAGATTCTACATGCTTGGCATAATCAGACTCCATCTCCTCCAAATACGAATTGTATTCGTTTTTTTGGGCATCTAATTTTTCTTTTTGAAGCCTTATTTCTTCATTCCGAATTTCTTTGTTGCTTGCAATTGTTTCTTCTAATCTGGATTTTAGAATATTTTGTTCTGCTTTAAGTACCAAAAGTTGTCGTTTTTCATATTCTTCGGGATCATCAGCTTTCAAGACCTGTTCTTGGTATCTTTTGGCTTCCTCTAATAACTTAGTATTTAAATCAACATTTGCAGCAAGTTTGAGTTTGTTAAATTCTTCCGTAGTAATCAAGCCCTTAGATTCTTGAATAGCGAGATCATTAAGATGCTCCCCATGAACATTCTTTATCTCTTCTAAGTGCTGTTTATACAGTATAGTTTGCATTTTGTAGTCAATGGAGGTTCCTTTCAAAAGCTTTTCTTCTGTTTTCAGGTACTCCGCTATTGCTTTTTGGTGATGCTTTACAATTAAATCATCATTTCCTTCATATTTTTTAGCTATTTTTGCTAATGAAATTTCCAAATCTTCCTGTGTTTTTTTAAGCATCAACATATTCTGCAAAACCACAGACTCTGCCCTTCTCTTATTAATCTCCTCTGATTCTTTTAGTAGCTTTCGTTCAGCAGTATAGTAGTTTTCTGCGGCTTCTTTTTTAGAAACCCCGCTGGCAATTTCAGCTTCTTTTACTGTTTTTAAATAATTTAATCTGTCCACAAGAGATTTTTGAGAAGCATCAATAGATCTTATTTCTATTTCTTCATTTTCAGAAATAACACCGCCAAGACTTTTGTATTCTGCAATAAGTTCGTTAATTGAAACGGATGTATCTTGTGCCCACTTTTCTATTACGTTTGAAAAACCTCCACTCGATAATTCTTTCATACGGGTAAGCTTGTCAACAATAGCATCTAAAGCCATGCCAGTGACACCCGTAGTCTCGGCAAACTTTTTTATATTTTCAAGAGTGTCATCAAGTCCCACTTTATTGGTTTTAATTAAATAATCAACAGTTTTGCCTGCTGCTTCATTTATTAAATTAAATGACTCAATGATCTCTTTTTGTTGGTTATTGAGCTTTGTGTGATCCCATCTGGTAATAATATCCTGAAGATCAGAAAACCCTACACCAGATTCTTCTAAGCCTTTTTTGAGAAGATTTGCTACGTGGGTAGACTCTTTCAAAGCACTTACCATTTGTCCGTAATTTTTCCACCCACCACTGAAAAAATCAATCCATTGGTTTCCTATTTGGCTAATTATCCCTGACTGGTCTTTTAACACATCATTTGCAAGGTTTGCACTTGTGATTAATTTACTAAACTGTAAGTCGTCCAACTTCTTTGCGTAAACTTCTATTGCCGTAGAGCCTTCACTTATATTCCCAGTAACAGCGTCAATACTTGCAATTACATCATATGCCTCTTTACTTATTTCTGTAAATTCATTTTTGGTCTGTTGCAGGCTGTTTCTTAAATTAAGATTGGCCTCTTTTGCTTGTTTTGATTCTTTATCTATCCCAATCAAGCTCATTTCATAATTACTAACAGTTTTGGCAAGTTCGCCGTAAACATCAGAAGTTTTTGAAGCCTCCTCTGATTGTTTTTTTAAATCTCCCCGTAAAAGATCAATTGATATTGCTATAATTCCAAAAAGTGATGCTACTTTTACTAAAGGAAGTAAAGCAACCCACACCACACCGGCTGCTTGTGCTACTGTGATCATCCTCATTCTTAATAATAGCATGGCTATCTGTAAATCTTGTATTACTTTTACTTTTGTGCCTAAAAAGGTAAAAGCATCAGAGATGGCTTTAGTAGAAAGAACCACAGCGCCAGCAACCATTATAAACTTACCAAAAGTGGAACCCGCAAGCGTTGTAAAAACGGAAGTTATTGATGATCCCAGATCAATCAAAACACGCATGGCGGTTGCTAACCCACCTTCACCTATTGTGACTGCTAAAACACCAACCCTATCCTTTAGGTTTTTGAAGGATACCCCAAGACCTTTCATCTGTGTTTCGGCCATTGCAGCAGCAGTTCCAGTTTGTCTGACTGTTTCCTGCATAGCCCTAAAGTCTGCCTCACCAGATACGAGCGCTAATGCAGAAGCGGCCCCACGTTTCCCAAAAATGTCAAACGCAACACCAGTGTCTGATAACACCAATTTCAAGTTATCTAATACTGTTGCCAGTCCTTTTGAGGTAGGATCTAAATCATTCAGAGCCACGCCAGCATTTAAAGCTGCTCTTTGTAGCTTTTCTGTAGGGGCAGCCAGTTCTGCAAAAATCCTTCTAAGTCCTGTTCCTATTGTGGATGCACGAATACCTGAGTTTGCCAACAATCCCATTGAAGCAGACAGCTCTTGAAAAGTTACCCCAGCAGATCGTGCAATCGGTCCAACATAGTTCATTGCAATACGTAATTTATCTACCGTAAGCTTGGACTTATTTACTGCGTTAGCAAAGGTGTCTACAACCGACGCCGACTGTGATGCATCAACATCGAATACTCGCATAGCAGTCGTAACCAAATCTACTGTGGATGCCATGTCAGAGAGCGTACCAGTGGCGAGATCGGACACTGCTTGCATGGTTTGTATGGATTCTCTTGCGGAAAATCCAGACTGACCTATAACACGCATACCCTCAGCAACTTCAGAGGCTGAAAATTTTGTAGTGGAAGCTACCTCGAGAATCTTTACTCCCATCTGCGCAACTTCAAGGGAGGTTGCGCCCGTAATGGCTTGTAAATCTTTTAGTGCTTGGTCGTACTCAATTATTGCTTTAAGTCCAGATCGGAAAGCGTTGTTAATACCAACTAAAAGTGCAGAAATAATTCTAAACCGCATAACAGTTTCAAAACTTTCTGAAAAAGACCTTATCCGTCTCCCCGATCTTTCTGCCACCTGCCCCACGTCTTGTGTGGCTTTTTCAACTTTCTTTAATTCTTTTTCAATTTTCCCAAGAGATGTATTTTCAAGATTTTTCAAAACAGAAGCAAGGCTGTCCAAATTGATCTTGCTTAATCTGTTTAATTGGGTTTCCAGACCAGTAATTTTAGCAGCAAAAGTTCCAAGGTTGATCTTCGTCATGGACGAAAGTCCCTCTGAAACTTGATTAAAACCAGAGAACTTTATATTTTCTAATTTTTTTAATTCAGAAGCAATTGCTGACAAAGATTTTGGGGGTTCTATTTTTTTGACGGCATCACTGATTTCATTAATTTTAGCAATGGCAGAATCGGCAGCAGTTTTTACAGAGAGGAGTGACTTGTTAAGTTTCTCAATATTGGCTGTGTTGATATCGAGAATTTTTATTGCTATTTCTACTGAATTTTGATTTGCCATCTTTATTTCCTTTTTGACATAAACTTTCTCAACCTATCCCACTCAGAAGAAATTGTTTCTGGGGACATTTCTTGTTCTGGTGCTTCTTGTAACAAATCAAGTTCTTCTTTAAGGCCCTTATATGTTAAGTTGTTGCTTTTCCACCCAGACAAAAGATCCTCAGCTTGTTTATTCCTGTCTGCAAAAACTACCGCTTTAAAAAATACACCAATTTCCGATAAACTATATTTTTGAATGCTTGACCAAGAATGTCCGTTTTTAACTAAAAGCTGTATTGCATAAACAATATCTACTTCTTTTTTCGGACTACTTCCTGACTCTTTACCACTTCTTCTGGCAGAATTTTCCCGATCAAGCTGTTGAAGTTTTTTATCAAATCATCCTTTGATTTCATATTTACAGTCACTACTTTTTCAACAATTTGCACAATTATATCAATTGGAAGTTTCTGAAGATCCTCAATATCGATATTAGCAGATTCTTCCAGTATTGAGGGAAAGTGATCCATCAAAACTGCCGAACATTTAAAAATATTTTCTGGCTTGTTAAAATTTTCAAGAGTGACCCCTTGCTCTTTTAGCATTGACACAAGCTCTTTACCCTGTTTGGTAAGCATTGCGATTTGATAAAAAGAAAGGGGGCGAATCGTAAGAATAGATTCACCAATTTTGATTGTTTCTCCTGGAAAAAGCTGGTCAATATCAATTGTTATTTTCTGGCGTTGAAAAGACATGATTAATAATTCCTTTATGCTTTAAATGATTAATAATTAATTCTATATAAACTAATAGTTTATATTAGAAATAATACCATTTTTAAATGAAGCTTCATTGGGGATGTTGTGAAAATTTAGTAATGAGGCGCATGCAACAATAAAGACGCACACGCCTCATTATCATGCTTACCCGCCAATAACCTCATCAAGCATAGTAATGTCGCCGTAAGGACTGTCTGTATGCTCGATATCATCACTTCTCAGAACCTCACCTGTGAAGCTGAGGGTTGTCCAATCGTCCCCAATGAGGGATACCTCCCCAGAAGGAGTAAGGGATACATTCCAGAACTCAATCTTCATATTATTGCCAACAGGGTTGTCTGAAGTAAAAGTAAGGGGTCCTTTAACTGTTGTTTCAGTAAAAGCACTTATTACTCCGTCTGTCATTTTCCCCAACGCAAGCAATTCCATGTTCTGACCATTGATTTCATCAAGAGTGAACGAAACCGTGGGAGTAATCTGCGAAATAATAGACAGATCTTTTGATTTGATACCGCCCCTGGATGAAAAATGATCCAGCTTTTCAAGTTCAACATTAAAATTAAAAGAAGGCGCATTACCCAAATCAAGATCGTTAAATGTAATTTTGCCTTTTCCGAGGGTGTAATTGTCCGTGCTTGGTGTTGTTGCCATGATAAAATCTCCTTATTAAATACTTGTTAAAAATTTTCGTCTGTGTAAACCATGTCTAAAACTAATCTCATCCCCCTAACATTAGGAAGACCATATCCTTCCGGACCCTCTGATCTGCTTTCCTGTATAAAAACATTATTAGCAATTACAGAACTGTATTCTGATGGGTCAGTACCTCTTTTAGTAAATACTACCTTTCTTAAATTCCTGTACATTGTTTTAATGTCAGTATCTTTTGAGGTTACTAATTCAAGAATAACCTCCATTACTCTTTTTGCAGGAAATCCAGTATTTGATCTGCTGGAATGTTTAACAATCTGATCTGTCCCTTCCAAAAGAAAAATACAAGGCATGTCCGATTCTTGTATAGGGTTTGTCGGTGTCCATTTAAAGGTTTTTACCCCCAAAGAAGTCCTTGATTCCTTAATACGATTAAAAATTTCCTGCAAACCATTTTCACGATTCATATAAATCCCTTTACAACTTCATCTGCTACTTCCTGGGAAAATTTATCAGAGAACTTGGACAATACCTGGGCTATTGGTCCCCCTACTGTTTTGCTGTGTCCTGGGTTTAATCCACCTGCCCAAACTTTCCCATCCACAACTTTGAGTTTCCCAGTTCCCTTTGTGAACTGGCCTTTTACATTTCTTCCTGGGTAATACCAAGGGGCTTTTCCAGGATCTGCCCCCTCAACCAAAAATCTCCCATAGTCAGGTGTTTTGTTGGAAATAATAAGTTCGGCAAGAACCGAGGAGCTTCCAGAAAGACCACTAAATAATTTTCTGTGTGCCTTCCATTGATCCTTAAAATGAGGATCTGGATTGATGGGATCGTACGGGGAATGTTCTTGCAAAAGCTTGATTATTTCATTATCTTTACGATACAAAAGACGAGAAACATTTGCTTTAATCGCCGCAGATTCTGAAATGGCACGTAATTTTTTTAAAAAAGAATTTAAATCCATTCTAAATCTTCCTTAAAAGAAGAGTATAAATTATACTCATTGGATCAAGCTCGTGGCCTTCTACAGAATATTTATCATCACCAAAAATAATGTGGGCTTGGGTACTCATTTCACAATTCACCAAATCAGATGCTGGCATTAATCCTTTTACATCTTGGGGTTGAATTAATTTTGAAAAAGAAAGGGATTCTACATCTTTTGCTTTAAATGTTTCAAAAATACATCTAATCGCATCTGTTGTTAAAACAGGATCGGAAAAACCATCGTCAACTGTCTGTGTAAAAACACCGGAACGCACAGCCTCATTAAAAATACCAAAAATTGTTTCTACCCCAGTAACAAATATATCTCTAAGTTGTGACATTATGCCCTCAACAGCCAAACTGACCCACCACGATGATACAGATCCGAAACAATACCAAAAACATGATGGGGAATAATTTTATCATTGCTTTGTCTTGTGTTTGTTTCTTTGAAACTGGCCTTAATCATCAAAGATCCAGCCTGAAGTTGTCCAATGCCTGACAAAGGGTCCCTGAGCGTCCTGTCAGAATCAAGGTTATCCAAAGCTAATTCAAAAACTGCAATTTTTATTTCTTGTGGAATTATGTCTCTGTCAATAACTTCCCCATTAGGACGTATTGCCCCTGTTCGAGGCCATTGCATACTCTGGCCGGCAAAAGATCTTTTGCCTTTCCAAGTAAAACTCCAATCCAACATTGCAGAAGCGGAAATCAAAAATGGCTCTTGATCTTGTACCTTAAACCATGCTCCAGAGTGCATACGATTTTCAAAATACACATCTGCTTCATCCAATGTTACATATGAATTTGAGTTCACAGATCCCAAGGTTGCAATTAACATTATAAATCCTTACTTCTTAGAAGTTTTAATTTTAAGAATTTTTTTAGGTGCAGATTTTTCTTCAGAATCAAAAAATTCATCCGCTTCCTCTTCATCAGTCTTCTTTTCCTCTTTAGGCTTATTCTTAGAATTGGCTTCTGCTTCTTCTTTTGTCCTAAACCATCCGTTATCAAGAAAAGCCTGAAGTTGGTCATTGTCTACAAATTTAATTACTCGATCATCTTTATACAGCATATTATTCTCCTCTTGCAGTCCCCCCTAAAAATTAATTTAGGGGGGCGGATTAATTAAGCAGAAACATCACCAAGCAAAGTGATACGTCTCGGATCAAGACAAAATGCGCCAACAAGCAAGTCAAGAGACATGGTAGTTGTTTTGGATGAAAGGTCATAACCCTTAACAATACGAATGCTTACGCCGTTATTAGACGCTGTAGCGGCAGTACGATCTTCAGGAAGATCAAGCATCGGGAATGCAACGGCAAGAGAGCGATCATCAAAGATTGCGCCAAGATGCTGAATATTCTTTCCTGGAGTAGCAACAAGGGTAACGGCAGCAGCATCAGGGATAATTTCTGTAATGGGATCTACAAGAGCAAACTCAGTAGCTTCTGTAAGATCAGCGATGGCAGTTTTTACAACCAAAGGACGCCTTACACCAGCAATCTTAATTCGATCCCCTGCTTTTATAGTGGTTGCGGTTCCTACTGCCTCTATCGTAAGCACAGTATCCCCAATCTTATTTTTTGTACCGCCAGCATTAGCAGTAACTCCCCCATCAAAAGTTCCAACTGCATAAGCAGAAGACTCAGTAGGAAATGCAATACTGGAATAAAAATCCATTCCCATTACACGACCCATATCAGCATTGCGAAGAGTTCTCTCACCGTCACCACCACGGGTCTGGCTCTGGTTAAACCAGGTCTGTCCAAGCAAGGTTGCCTCAAGGTCAAGACCAACAAGACAAAACCTATTCATGGACAACTGCTGAATAATTGCGGCTTTACGTGCATTTGCAATATCTGCGGCAGTGGTAAAAAGGGTAGAAGCAGAGCTTGCCATTTTTGCGTAATAAGCTCCAGAGGCGTCCAGAATCTTTGTGCCTACATAAGTATCCACTTCTTCTGCAAGCTTGTAAGTTGCGGGACGAATAACCTGATCAATAAAAGAATCAAGATCAAGAGATGATTCTTTTGCACCTACTTCAACAGAAATATCAAAGTGTTTTTCAATCTTCATCGGACGAACACTGGAAGTAATGGGCTGAGTTTTGATAGAGGTATTAAACTCATCTACCTCATATTCGCCATGAGTCCTAAAAGAAACCGTATCCCCAACTTTACAACCATTTGACCTGTTGGTAAACTCACTTGTTTTGTCTTTGGCACAAAGCGGAGCAATTACCAGTGCGTCTTCAAGGTGTGTAAGTGCTTCCATTGCAATTACTGAGGGATGTTCCCATATGTTACCCATTTTAATTCTCCTTTAAGAATTTGTTTTGTCCTTTCTTAAAAAGAAAAGGGGCAAAACTGTATTTGTTTTTGCCCCTTTTTTAAAACCTCGGGGCATTTTAAATGAACCCCCAAGGTTCTAAATTATTTTGATATCCCACAAGGATATATTTTTTATGTTCTTATAATAATTAAAATATGTACGAATGTCAAGTAATATTATTTACTTATGCTTATATTCGTATTTATCTTTCCCACAATCATAAATTCTAAAGATGCCATTATTTGCTGTATTCCATAATTCTGATTTACCTTCTTCAAAATTTGGTAACATTTTCTGTAATCTTTTTCTTCTAAATCCAAACTTATGCCTTCTTATGCCATCATATATATATTTATAATCTATTGGGATTGTTTTAATTTTTACAAAACCAAGATTTTCATACAAAACTCCTGAAAAAATAGAAAGATCTACAAAAGTAAAAACAGAATCAAATTCTTCATTACTACAAAAATATTTAAAGAGCTTACTTGCACCGCCAACAACTTGAATATTTAATTTTGTTGCAAAACGAGACAGGTTTAAATTTGCATTTTCTTTTTTAAACGACATAACTTGTAAAAGTTTGTTTTCAAAAAACAATCCATAATGAAAAGAACTTGCAACATACCCTTGCAAATGATTTTTATTAAGAAATTCTTTTGCTGTCACATTAGAAATCTTTTTACAAACACATTTTCTTGCATAAACTTTCTCTTTGGTTTTATTTACAGCATTCCTTAAAATAGATTTAATTATTTCTTTTTTAAATTTCCAATCATCACTGAAAATATGAATTAATCTATATCTTTTCTTTGAACACTGATTAGTTTTTTCAAAATGACTATTTTTATCAAAATTAGACATTGCTGAAGAATGCCAATATAAACCATTATACTCTATTGCAATTTTTTGATCTGGTAATACAATATCTAATTCTTTTGGGTATATTAATTTCCTGTTTGTAGCATTAGCATTTATTCCTAAAGAAATTAAAAAATCAAATACCTCTGTTTCTTCTACTGAAATTTTACCTACACATTTAGGACATCCTTTTCCTGCAAGATGGTTATAAGGCATCTGAAGAAACGGACCGTGTTCAGGACATGTTATAATAACTTCTTCTTTATTTAAGACATAAATAGTTTTAGAATAATCATAAAAATCATTATGTATTAATTTTGATCTTGTAACAAAATCTAAAGTGGTTAGTGTTTTCTTTTCTGCTGTACTTTCATTCCCGCACACAGGACAACCACAACCTTTTAAATGCAGTGCTGGGCTTTGTGTGAATTTTTGATTATGTATTTTACAAACTATTGGAATTTTAATTTTTGTATTGACATATTTTTGTTCTGCCAAAGAATAATCATATTTATCCCCATGAATTGATTTAGCAGAAATCAAAAAATCACCAAAGGTAGAATTAAACCCAGCACATTTTGGACAACCATTTCCAACTAAATGCGATCTTGGGACTTGTTCAAAAATGCCGTGGTCTTTACAAATTATTTTTACTTTTTTATTATCACGAATATATTTTACTTTAGAATAGTCGTATGTATCACCATGCACTAACATTGCTTTTCTAATAAAATCACCCGTTGAATGTCTGCATCGAATTGAGGTTGCTTCTGCTTGGCATTTTGGACATCCCTTTCCAACAGTGTGATTGCTGGCTAATTGCCAAAAATCCCCATGGTCTTGAATAGGACAAGTTATGAGAATTTTTTTAGACATTCCTAAATAAATAGATTTTGAATAATTGTATTTATTTAAGTGTATTTGGTTTGCTCTTTGAATATACTCATCTTGCGATAATTTGGCAGGCATTCAAGTTCCTTTTCTTGTCCTTATTAGGAAAGTGCGGAAGCCTGTTAAGGATTACAGGTTTTCGGGGATCAGCCTATCCGCACTGTATTACTAAAACAATACAATCTTCAACTATAATCAACTACTTTTTAATTATTTTCGTTTTGCATCTCTGAGTTTACGGTAAGCATTAACATCACCTGATTCAGCCGCTGCTATTTTCTTTGCCATTATATCAGTCATATCGCCACTTCTTCCGCCATATGCGTTTGCACTTGTAGACTGGGGCCAATAATGGGGCGAAGTTGTTTTGAGTCCCTCTATCCAGTTCTTTGTGGTAAGAACTTTCTTATCCTCTGTAATAGCAAGCTTGCCCTCTGCGTCTCTTGCTTCAATTTGCTTGTTTTCATCAAGAGAGAAAATTCCCCGACCCCTGAGAATTGCATCCTCTATGGCAGAGGGGAGCATTCCTGCTTTGAGTGCTTCTTCTCTGATTCCATCATCAATAACTTTTGCTTCAAAAAGCTGCTGGTATGTTTTTCCATGGTGTTGGGCTTTTTGAAGACTCTCATTAAGCTCATTAAGCTGAGCTTCAAAATCAGAGGTGAGTTGTGAAGTTTTCTTTTCAATCAATTCCTCAACTGTTCCGTCTTTTAGAAACTCAGCATCTTTATTTTTCTCATAAAACTCAGTGGCTTCTTTTATTACTTTTGGATCATATCCCTCAAACTTCTTTAAGGTCTCTTGAAGAGTTTTCTTTTCTGTCAAAATTTCAGTATTTTTGGCTTTCAATCCTGCTACTGCTTCCTCAATCTGGCTCTTTGCTGAATTTGATAGATCAACAGTAAGCTGATCTATCTTAATCTTTGCTACGTTTTCTGCTTTTTCTCTAAGATCTGGGTCTTCAATGAATGAAAAATCTACCATTTTTGTTCTCCTTGGTTTTGAAATTCTCAGAATTTCAGCTTGAAAGTCTCTGACTTTCGTAAGTGTTGTGTTCTTTTATTGTTTTTTTAATGATTTTCAGAAGAATTTCAGTCATAGTCCTTTTTTGTTTTGCTGCAACTACTTTAAACTGGCTGTGTAATTCTTCTGGGATTCTAATCATGATAGTTTTCATATTATGATTCCTCTTTGTTATAAAATCATAATATTATACTATCATAACATTGTCAATTTTTATCCTTCATTATTTATTGATCCCTTTGTTCCTTTTGTTTTTTTAATTATATCATCAATATCTACTTCTTCTTTTTCAACACCAATAACATTCCCGTCTTCATCAGTAACAGACAATGCTTTTTCTTTCTTCTCTATATTTACAGGATCATTTTTCAATAATTCCACATACTCTTCGTAACCCACAGTCTGATCCAACAACCCTGAATATACAAGATATCTGTGGATTGTTTCCAAAGGAACTACCCCAGAAGAATGGCCCTCTATTACTTGTTTTAGAACTAATGAATCTGGAATACCCTGAGTAAGTGAGGAAGGAGCATCAACCACTACCTCATCTTTGTTATAACCTCCCCAATCACACATTATTTTTAATCCTTGTGTGATTGCATTAATAGCAGAAAGAAAGATAGAATAAATAGAGGCTGACTGGGTTGATTGCCTAATTCTAAGAGCTTCGGCAGCTTCCACCCCTTTTCGAGCATCAAGAATAGCAACTCCATGGCGTATAGCTTCGTCATATAGGTCTGAGATGTGTGCTTTGACATGTGTCAGTGCTGCGGTATCAGTTTCTGTGTAAAACACTCTGGCTTGCTCATTAGGCAGTACAATCATAACAGATGAACCAACAACATTAGGCAAATCACCATCATTGGTAGCCCCGACAATACAAAGAGTGGGGTTACATGAAAGATATTCTGAATTTGCAAGGTCTGCTTCTTTTCGATAAATTTGAACCGAACAATTTGCTACTGAAATAAGCGGAATAGACTGCATATCAAAAGAGTTGTTAATGGAACCACAAAGAAACAAAGGAATACGATCAATACTTTTACCCAAAAGAGTGGGTGAAACTTCTGTGTCTGCCACCCTTGTTCCGTCAGCCTCGTACAAAGCTGTGGTATATCTGTTATATTCATCCAACATTAGAACTCTGTATACATTTTTTATGTCATGAGCAAAGATGTCGTCTGAAGCAGGAACAGCCTCTGTAAGAACCCCAAGTGATAGGTTCTTTTCTTCTGAGGAATTAGAAATTTTCCAATTAATAAACTCTTCTGCCTTATAATCGACAAACCTAAATTCATTTTTAGAAGCTAACACATCCACCAAAAGAGGGCACCTTCCTGTTTGGAATGTCTCAACTATCATATCTGTGAATAATTGATCCAAGGATCTTCCGTCTTTTGTTGCGGTTTTTAAAAGATATTCAAGTTCTTTTGGCATATTAAATTCAGGTAGTTTTGTAATTACAATACCCAAAGCACCAGAAAGGGCGTATGCAGTGATGAGGGGAAAGTGCGCCCTCTCAATATATGCGGTATACGCATCTGAAAACTCTCCGGTCATTCCAGATGGGCGTGGAAGGTATTTTTCTCTTTTCTTTTTTATAACATCTTCCCCAGCCATACAATCCCTTACTCTTGCCCAATCATCTTTATATTTTTCATACTCAGGATGTAGCGTGTCTACCGCACCAATAATAAAGTCTGGACTTTTGTTTTTCATTTTAATTCCCCCTTTAATTTCTAACTGCTCTTCGCTTCATTGTGGTTAATTTTCTTGCAAGTAAATAACGTAGGGAGTCAAGAGCGTGATCTTCTGAATCAGTATTTATATCTTCCGGTTTTACTTTGTCCCTCTGCATTATTGGCAAAGTTCTAATATGATGTTCTGCTTGAGGAAAAAAATACAAGTGAGGAGTTTCCAAATCACCTCTTTTAGCAGCCCCTAACATTTGTCGTATAATTGCCCACCCTGCTATTCTTGAACCTGGTCCTTTATATGCTCTTGTCCATCTACACCCATGAGACGCTAAATTTGTTCCGATAGATGTTCCATCCTGAACATTATAAATTGACGTGTCAGCGGGGCCAGGAATACAACGAAGACCATATTCTGTTAACAAAGACCTATCCTTTTCTAATACCCTTTCTGCTATTTCTTGTGATGTTGCCATGTCCCCTTCGTCAGGAACTCCTGTCCAACCGTATATTTCTGAGCAGACTATCACAGAACCCTTTGGAATATAAGGTATATTTTCTTCCTCAAGAACTTCAGGTTGTTCCCCATTTGCTTCAAAGCCGTACGTAACTGCCCAAGGACGTGAAGACCCCCAGTCAAAACTCCTTATAAGTTTCCAGCTTTTAGGGGGGTTGAATGTATTTATTACATGAATTTTATGATCCCACACATCGGTAAAAAATCCACCAATGAGCAAATCCCAAGAACCCTCAATCCAAGACTTTCTGAGCATTTCATTATCTTGGGTTAGGGCGGAGAGTTTTGCCATGTACAATGGGTCGGCTTCCATTAATGCTCTATTTTCAGAGGTGTAGCTTTTAACATATGTTCTTTCTACGGTTTGTGTTTTTTTGATTATTTTTCCATTTTTATCTGGAAATTCAAACACAAGTTCCTCTCTGAATATTTTCCCAGGAGGTCCTTTATCAATAAATCTTTGTTTGACCCATTGGTGGCCAGGGCCGAAACTGTTGCATGTAGCTCTATATTTTAAAGGTACTCCAGGAACAGATGATCGGTTACATGACATTAATTTCAAATACAAATTTGGGGTTGCCCAGTTTGTTAATTCCTCGAACCCAAAAAATTGAATCTGTTGTCCATGAAATCTAAAGTAATCATCTTCTGTTCTTGCGTAAGTCAGCCAAAGAACCTCTCCATCTGGGAATGTCCAAGTCTTTAATGTGCCATTAAATTTTGCAAGGGGGAATATTTGTGGAATCCATTTTTTCGTTTTTGCAATTACATCACCAAGCTCAGTGGTTGCCTCCCTTAAAATTACCCCCTTATAATCTGCCCCATAACCTTTCCCTACTTCTTGTAGGTAATCCATTATCAAGCAATCCGTTTTCCCGCCTCCACGTGGGCCTTCAAGCAAACACTCCCAAACAGGACAAGATAGATATCTTTGCTGAGATCCAGGCCAAGGTTTCCAAATAATGTTAGGCTTTCTGCTCATTCCAAAGACTCCAAGTCAGAAAGAGTCACAACACCTGAATAATCATTTACCCTTGGAAGATCTTTTTCCACAATACTTTGATTATAGAAACCTATTTTTTTAAATCTCTCTTTCTTTTTCTCAGGATCAGCGTAGATTTTATATAATTCTTTTAAGGCTGGTTTTATCATATTTTTTAATTTTTCATTACTATATGTTGCGTATTTTTTCTTTATGGTTTCTGATATTTTTTTATTAATTTCATCTTTCTTTTTTTGTGATAGATTTGCATAATACTTTTTTTTGTATTCGGATTGTTTTCTTTTGTGTTCTGCTCTTTGTTCTGGGGTAGCGGTTGAGTAATATTTTTTAATCCCTTTAACAAATACCCTTCTGTTTATTTTTTCAAACCCTAATTCTCTTTCATTTTTAATGCACCTAAGCAACATATCAGGAATTTTAATAGACATCTATAGCCTCTTGCTCCCATTCTTCCGCAGTTACTTTGTCAGGAATTACTAAAACCCCATGAACAGTAGCGTTAAAACTCTTTTGTTCAATTTTATCAGAGTATCCTAATTTGTTCATAGTCAGAAATTTATATAAAGGAGTATTAAAATTCCTTGAGTTTAGATTTTCTTTACCCTTTGCAAGCCACCACGCTTCATGCATTGCTTGTCCTACTTCAAATGCAGTGTTAAAAGAATCGTATTTCTCTGCCCAACTTCTTAATGTATGTATACTTATGCCAAATTCAGCAGCAATTTCTACCTGGCTTGCACCATGACGACTAAAATTAATAAAATCAATAGGATGAGTTGCAGGATCAAATTTTATAGAAGCAGTATTTAGCAGAATTTCTTGCTCTGCTGGCAAAAGATTTTCTTTTATAATAGGATTTCCTCCGTGTAAGGAACATAACGTACTTTTCCCTGAAGCTTTATTTTTACACTGCCTGTATTCAGTAGTCCCGTCTGGCGAGGTAATATCACCCACAAAAGCACACTGTTGTTTTTTGTATATTTTTTTTATTCTTTTTTTAACAATTTTCTTTTTATTTCCATCTTGAACAATGACTGTTCTATCATCATCAGGATTCGGTAAGATTTTTATTTTCTTTCTCTTTGTTCTTTTAATTCCTCGGGCTTTTTTAGCCTCTTTAACCCTCTTAATAGCCTCCTCTGAGTGTTTTTGTAGTTTTCTCATGGTAATGCCCTCTTAATCTTTCTGTACTCTTTGTAATCGTCTGTTTGCAGCATTTCACAAATCATCTTTTCAGATATAAATTCAGATAATCCTTTTGCAGAATCATTTTCCCACTTATCAATACAATCATAAACAAAATCTGTTATCCTTTCTTTGCCATCCTTGCCCTCTTGCACATCAAGCAATAAAAGCCATAAGGCACAAATATTCTTCTTTAAAGATAAAGAAGATACTTTTGAAATCCCATCAGGATTGTTTGACTGACTAAGCCTTATTGGAATTCTTATGGAGTGGGATTGTGTTTTTGTATGTTTCATTATGTTATTTAGTCCTTTTAATTTAAGCCAAAGATAAAGTAAAAACAACACCTTGTCAAGTAAAAGCAAACAATAAGACACAAAAATAATACAAAATAATACAAAAAAATAATAAAAATTTATAAAGGCAAAGAGAAACAAGGACTATAAATAATACAACAAAATTCTAAAAAAAAATAATGTGTCTTGATTAATATGAAAGAACAATGCAACAATATTCCAAAATTATTTAAAACTATTTAAAACGATTTAAAATTATTTAAAATGATTAACATGATTAGTATGTTGCATAATACAATAAGATTAGGATGAAGAGGATAATACAACAATAATCCAAAACTATTTAAAACGATTAACATGGCGTGAAGAGATAATACAACAATAATCCAAAAAATTAACATGGCGTGATGGGTCGCCCCCTCATATTCCAAAAAAGGGGTCTGGAAACATTTAATAACATTTAATAACATTTAATGTTTATTATGGCATGTAACTTGCTTTATCAATTTTTATGCCATTGTATTATATTATTTTTATTATTTTTTTTATTATTTTTTATTATTATCCTGCATGCTGTTTAAAGACGTTTTTTGCCTCATTTTAAAGCTGTATAGCGTCAACGTATACTGTAGTATTCAAAAAAGCTGTATCGACAAATTCGATTTTTATCTAATTAAATCAGTATGTTACAAGGTATATTTTGTCGTGTTTAATCGTGTGTTACAATGTAGTATAATGTTATATAATGTTATTTAGTGTTTGTTAATGTTTGTTGTGACAAACTTTATTAATGTTATATAATGTTATTTAGTGTTTGTTAATGTTTGTTGTGACAAACTTTATTAATGTTATATAATGTTATTTAGTGTTTGTTAATGTTTGTTGTGACAAACTTTATTAATGTTATATAATGTT